TTTCAATGTATTTTTTTCGTAAATCTTCTTTACGACCCTCTTGTATAAGGATTGGTGTTAATCTCATACAAATAAATATATTGGTAATTGGTTATGTATTACTTGCCAAGTAATCACATTCATATATTTCACAAGTATTAGGACGAATGTCATACATTGTACATGCCTTTATTTTTGTGTTATAAAAAATACAAGGAAGTCTTGGATTAAAAAAATCAACTCTAAGAGCAGGATAAGATTCTGGATTTTGCCAAGTTGATTTGTTGGGAAACAATTTACTACCTTCATCATAGTTTATAAAAATTTCTTCTTCTTGAATTTCTCTACCTAACTTTAATGATAGTTTTTTAATAAAATCTTCAGTGTCATGGTGAGGTCCAATAATCCAATCTCTATCTTCTAAAGTACAACAACTGCCATGGTAACCTTCTCTACCAAAACATTTAGTACTACATATATTACAATCTGTTCCCATTTTCAAAATATAGTAAAATTATGTGAATAAAAAAAGGGTTCCAATTGGAACCCTTAATTTTGGTGGAGGTGGAGGGATTCGAACCCTCGTCTTGCTCATTTTGACAATAAATGACTACACGTTTAGGATAACATTTTCTAATGTTCCAAAATATTCAGTTTGTTCTTCACCATCGTAAACTAACCACCAATGGACGACTCAATTTAAGGTTTAATCATTTTTCCACCTGTGTGAGAACTTCTGTTGCTAGGTTAATGTTCACCGACCCCGTTGTTGTTCCCTACCTTAGATAGTAACAACAGCTTCTTCTTTAGTAAGACCTAAAGCAGCAAGCTTAGCAAAAGTATTGCCATTTGATTGTTTTAAACCAGTTGATAACGAAGTTAATTCAGCTCCGACGTGCCACCTATCCCCAACCATGCCAATCAATACCATGCACCCCCATATTTTCAAAGAACAATAAATCACTTTCGCCCCCTGTATAGACTTACGTCAGATGCTTAAGGTCAGCCTTAACTATTAAGGGAGCCACCTGTGATTTGTTGTACAAAGGTAACAATAAATATGGAAATTCCAAACAAATTTGGTATTTATAATAAAAATCAACGGTGATAATAATAGAAGGTAGGAAAGAAGATGTCTCAAAACGTCTAAAACAGAGGTTTGAATATGATGGTTCATTTATTGACCGTATGTTATCTGTTGACCCAACAGGGTACAAATACGTTGATTATATAGCCAAACAACTTGAAAAGATAATCCCGCAACTTGCAGGACAAAAGGGAGGTCTTAACGTCACACAACAAGACGCAATTAGAGACATTTTGAGTATGGTCATTCCATGGTTCCATAATAATGTTAATAGAATAAGTGAAGACGATATTTGGAAAGCTGAAACAATTTTTAGAGAAAGAAACGGAATGGTCCCAAACATTGAGGGGATTGCCAAATCTTTTAAAGACATTAGTCAATATGAAAATCCTGAGTTCATTAGAACTTTGATGGAGATTGTTGATAGTAAGAAAACTGAAAGAGAAAAAGAAAGAGAGTTAAAATCTCAAGCCGAAAGATTATATGAAGATGATGATGTTTTGGTAATTAGACCAAAATCTCATGCTGCGTCTTGTTATTATGGTGCAAATACCAAATGGTGTACATCTAGCTCTGGTAGTTCAGGATATTTTGAAAAATACATTAAAACAGGTTTGTTATATTATTTCATTAAGAAGAAAGAAAATAACAAAATGGCGTTGTATAGAAATACGGAAGATAGAAAAACCGAAGTTTATAATGCTCAGGATAGATTAGTTTCTTTGGATGATTTAAGAGAAACTTTCCCAAACCAAAATGACTTAATTGATGAGTTAATAGGTTCGGGTGAATTTATTAAGGCTATTAGAGCGTTTACAAGAGGTAAAATTGATTATCGTGAATTGGAGGACTCTGACGATGCTATACTTAAAGTTAAACCTTCAGACCCATTAGGTCAAAGTACTATTGTAATTGATTTTGATGAAGACGACAAGTTTTTTAAAACTTTAGATATATCTGAAGATGACCAATGGTTTTTAAATGCCATTAATTCAACTTATGGTAGTTATGAATTTATGGATTCCTATACTATTGAAGATGATTTTAAACAAGGTTATGTAGTCTATGGTGAGCTTAATGAAGAAAATAAGGAAAAGTTAAAAGAAATTGCCGAATTAATATTACCTGGAGAAGAATTTGATTTAGATAATGATGATTATAAAGTTAAATTATCAGAAACATTATTAAGTTTATTTGAAGATGAAATGGATTGGATTCTTGGTGATTATGCGTCCGAAAAAAATAGTGAGATGTTAACAACCGCAAGAAATTCAATTGAGAATGAAGTTAACAATTTTTTAGAGTCAATTGGGTTTACACTTGTTAGAGATTATGACCAAATTGCAACAACCGCAGCCAACTTATTAATGTGGTCAACAAGACTACAATTACCAAAAATAGATGTAATCTCTTTGTTTAATCAAATTGTTGAATATTCAGGTACAGGACGATTAGGTGGTTGGCAAGAAAATTCATATGAATATCAAGATTATGATAATTTTGATTCAAACGCATTCAATAATGTTGTTGAAAGACAATTTGAAAAAATTTTAGAAAAACTTGATGAGGATGAAGATGCTGGCGGAGAAAAAATTAAAGAATTTTTATCATTTAGAAATAGAATTGTTAAAAAATTTGGATTAAATAAATGGAATAAATTACCTATTGATAAGAATGTTTCATTTAAAGTTGAAGGATTTGACCGAGAAGAGATGAAACTTACCATAATGGTTGAAAAACATTATAAAGGAATGCGCCGACTAAAATTATCTGAAGAAAATTTCAACAATTTATTATATCAGCCACAATTATTTGATTTATTTGAAGTTTAATAATAAATTTACTATATTTGCTTCATGAAAAATATAGAATTACTTAAAAACGTATTAAGCGTTCCAACAAAGACATATCAAGAAGAAAGAATGGTTGCATTTTTGGTTAATTGGTTAACTGAGAATAGTATACCACATTTTGTTGATGAATACAATAACGTATACGCAACAAAACAAGAATCATCAGAATTACCTGAAGATTTTTATTTCCCATGTGTTATTTCCCACACAGATACTGTCCATAATATTGACACAATTAACATTCGTGAAGAAATGTTGATGAATGCCCAAGGGGAAGAAAAATTATCTTACAAGGCTTACAATGACGAAGGAAACCCAACTGGTATTGGTGGTGACGACAAATGTGGTGTTTTTGCTTGTTTGACGTTATTACAAGATTTACCAAATGTTAAAGCGGCGTTTTTCGTGTCTGAAGAAACAGGTTGTCATGGTTCACTTAAAGCAAGTGAGGAATTTTTTAAAAATGTTGGATACGGAATCCAATTTGATGCCCCTGAAAACTGGATGATTACAGAAAAATGTTATGGTCAAGTTTTGTTTGACAGAAACACTGAGTTTTTTGAAACATGTGATAAAGTTTTAACTGAAGGAATGGACAATAATTTTATGGAATACATGGTTCATCCTTATACAGATGTTTATGCGTTAAGAGGCAAGTTTGATTTTTCTTGTATTAACATTTCAATTGGATATTACGATTATCACACAAGAAATGAATACGTTGTTGTTGAGGATGTTTTTAACGGAATTGATATGGGAAAACAAATGATTGTTGGTCTTGGAAATAAATTACACCACAAAAAATCAGTTAATTACAATTGGAGAAGTAGTGTAGTTTTTTAAATTAAGTTTTCTAACTTATCTAAATGTCTTTTTATCATCGGGTGGTCTTGAATATCAGTATATTCTTCACCCGATTTTTTTATGTCTTTAATTCCGTTAACAATTTGTTGTAAAGACATCATTATCATTTTTGATGCTAAAGGATAGTTTTGAATGTATGGAGATAATCTTAAATTTTCTTTTGATACATCCATAGGTAATCCAAGTTTGATTATAAGTTTGGCAATCATTTCTTTTCCAAATCTATCTGCATCCATTTCTAATTCCCAATATTTTTGAGACAATTTTTCAAAATCATTTAAGTCGTAATCGGTCAAAGGATTGTCTAATCCCAACCTGTTTTTATCCATTTGCTCTTCATGTCTTATTTCGTGGAATATGGTGTAGATAAAATCACCAAGAGTTGTCATTGCATTTGGTGAACAAATAATGATTTGGTCTTTGGTTCTAACACCAGCAAAACCTGTAGAACATGAATTAAGAAACTTAACGGTAAAATTGTGGTCTTGAATATAGTTCACAATAAACTTTTCAATTGCATCAACCTTTGGTTTTAATTCTTCAGGAAAATTATTTTTGAATTTTTCTAATAGTTTATTTAAATTAGATTGAGACTTTGGTGTGTTATCATGACCACACTTGTGGCACACATATAAGTCATCACCACCAGCAGAAATGTCCCAAGACCATCCACAATCATCACAGATAACTTTACCGTCTTTAACGGTCTCTAATAATACTTTTCTGATTAGTTCTTTCATCAGATTATAAATATAAAAAAAGGGGGAATAAATCCCCCTTCTTAATTATCGTCCTTTCTTTTGGACAACCACCTGTTCATCCACCACTTTGATAAGATAGGTTTTACCCTCAATCATCTTACCTGTTAGAACTTCTTCAGACAATAGGTCCTCAACCTTATCTTGAATTGCTCTTTTCAATGGACGAGCCCCATACAATTCATCAAATCCAATCTTAGACAAATACTCAACCAATGAATCATCATAACTGATATTGTATTTCATGTCCACAAGACGAGCCACCAATCTCTTTAATTCAATGTCTGTAATCTTCTTGATATCTTCTTGAGATAGTGAGTTGAATACAATTGTGTCATCAATACGGTTTAAGAACTCAGGAGAGAAGAAATTCTTCATTTCTTTCATCAACATTTGTTTCTTAGCTTCTTCGTTACTATACGAGTTAGATGAGAAACCAATACCTGTTCCAAAGTCCTGTAGTTTTTTAACACCCAAGTTTGAAGTCAAAATAATCAAGGTATTTTTAAAGTTAATTTTACGACCCAAACTATCCGTAACGTGACCATCATCCAGGATTTGAAGTAAAACCGTGAACACATCTTTATGAGCTTTTTCAACCTCATCAAACAAGATAACCGAATATGGTTTGTTCTTAACCTTTTCAGTTAACAATCCACCTTCCTCATAACCTACGTATCCTGGAGGGGCTCCAACCAATTTAGAGATACTGTGTTTTTCTTGGTATTCAGACATATCCACACGGATAAGTGAATCTTCAGAACCAAACATTTCTTTAGCCAATTGTTTTGCCAAGTATGTTTTACCTACACCTGTTGAACCCAAGAATACAAATGAACCGATTGGACGATTAGGGTCTTTAATACCCAAACGATTTCTTTTGATTGATTTTGCAATCTTAACAACCGCATTGTCTTGACCAATAACTTTACCAATTAAGTTTTTGTCTAAGTCTAACAATGATTTTGTGTCATCAACACTCATTTTGCTCACAGGGATTTTGGTCATATTTGATACAACATCGTAAACATGTTCCAATAAAATCAATTGTTTTTCTTTAGCCAATTGTTCTTCAAACTTAATTTTTTCTTGCTCAAGTTTCATTAACAATTTTTTCTCCTTGTCACGAAGTTCAGCTGCTTGTTCATAGTTTTGTTTTTTAACCACATCAATTTTTTGTTGTTTGATGTCCGCAGCTTTTTTCTTCAATTCTTCAATAACGTCAGGAACTTTTAATTCAGTTTGCATTCTTGCTCCAACCTCATCCAAGATATCAAAGGCTTTGTCAGGGAACTCACGGTCGGTGATGTAACGGTCAGCCAATTTAACACAAGTTTCAATAACTTCATCACTGTAATGTACCTTGTGAAATGATTCGTATTTGTCACGAACATTTTTAAGGATTTGGATTGTTTCTTCAACTGAAGATGGTTCAACGATTACCTTTTGGAATCTACGTTCCAATGCTCCATCTTTTTCAATATTTTTACGGAACTCATCTAAAGTTGTTGCTCCGATACATTGAACTTCCCCACGTGCCAATGCGGGTTTGAAGATGTTTGAACCATCCATTGAACCTGAAGAGTTGCCAGAACCAACCAATGTGTGAATCTCATCAATGAATACGATGATGTTTGGATTTGACTGAAGTTCTTCAATAATCACCTTCATTCTTTCTTCAAATTGTCCACGATATTTTGTACCCGCAACAACTGATGTAAGGTCAAGATTAACAATACGTTTATCCACCAAGTTACGAGGACAATCACCATTTACAATTTTGATTGCTAATCCTTCAACAAGTGCTGTTTTACCACAACCAGGTTCACCAATAATAATAGGGTTATTTTTCTTTCTACGAGAAAGGATTTGAGCTATCCTTAAAATTTCTCGGTCACGACCAATAACGGGGTCAAGTTTACCTGCTTCAGCTAGTTTATTTAGGTCTCTACTGAAATTGTCCAATACAGGTGTGTTTGAATCGGCAGATGATTTTGATTTCTTACTCATCATTTTGTCGTCGTCGTCCATTAAGTCGTTCATATATTTTATAGATTTTTTACAAAGTAACAACAAATTCTGTACATCTCCAAATAATTTGTCAAATTGTCAGTAATTTTTTTTATAATGACATAATGTCATATAATATTTGTTTTATCTGAAAAAATGACTTATATTTATTAAAGGAATAAAATTTGATACCACAAAGATAAACAATAAAAGTACAAAAACAAAAAAATTATGTTTGGAAGAAGAAACTTTAATTTCAATTTTGATGAGCTGATGGCTCGCTATGAAAAAATGATGGAAGAATTCAATAAAACGGATTGGTCAGAAAAAAGTTATGAATCACCTGATGGTTCATATAAAGTAACAAGTTACTATAAGGTATTTGATTTATCAGATTTAGATGAGTCAAAACAAATGAGTAAAGAAGAATACCTTAAGATTAAACTTCAAAGGGCAATTGAAACTGAAGATTTTGAATCGGCAGTTAAGTTAAGAGACCAAATTAAAAACTTGGAATTAAATCAAGAAGAAATTGAGAAAGTTGAACTTGAATTGAAAAAAGCAATTAAGGAACAAAACTTTGAAATGGCAATTGAACTACGAGACCAATTGAAAAAATTGAAATCTTAAAACGAGACCCTCACTAAACGGTGGGGGTTTTGTATTTATATAGATGAAAGCATTTGAAAAATTTTTATCAGATAAATCGGATGTACGAGAATTACTTGACATTTATTTGGAATTAAGACAACACCTTCAAGAGTTGGGGTTTAGTGAATCGGAACTTAATGACCCTCCAACTTACAGCATTAAGATGATGAATTTACAAGAAAAATTTAATCATAAATTTAAATCTTTATTTCAACTGATTAAAGATTATGGTTTTGAAGTGACTAATGATGAAGTAAAATCTTATATCATGCCGTTACTACTAAAAATAAACGAATTAACACCACTTAAACCAGATGGCAATACTAAAAGAAGAAATCAACGGGACGAAGATTAAAAATGAAATCAAATCGTCAAATATTAAATCAGCTGAATACGACACTGAAACAAAAGATTTAATTGTTGAATTTAATAACGGAGCAAAATACAAATACGATGGTGTTCCACATCAAGTATATACAAAACTCAGATTAGCCGAATCTCAAGGTAAATTTTTCACCACAGATATTGCAAAAAAATATCCATATAAAAAACTATAAACATCCTACTATTTATATAGGATGAGTAATTCACAAAAAATTCTTAATAGCTTTTCAATAAAGGATACTTTAAACCCAAAAGTTTGGGAAAATTCAGAAGACCCTAAAAAAGCGACTATGGTTCCAAAAGTCCGAAAGGCACTTATGCGTATTGCAGAAGAGTTTATTGATGATTTGGGTGAAGATGTTTTTGTTGAAGATATTTTATTCATGGGTTCTTTAGTGAATTTTAATTGGTCGGAATTCTCTGACTTTGATTTACACGTTATTATTGATTTTGAAAGATATGAAAAACAAGAAGAACTTTATAAAGAACTTTTTGATTTAAAGAAAAAGGTTTTTAACGACAAACACAATATTAAAATTTTTGGATACGATGTTGAACTTTATGCTCAACCTGCGTCCGATAAAGCAAATAGTGATGGGGTATTTTCAGTAATGAATAATGAATGGGTACATAGACCAACAAAAACTCATAAAAATATTGATATGTCTGTTTTAAAAACCAAAATAAAAAATTGGACAGATAAGATTGATGATGCAATTGAAGACGCTAAGTCCACTAAAAACACCGAAACATTGAAAAAAATCAAAGATAAGGTAAAAGATTATAGACAATCAGGGTTAGAAAAAGATGGTGAATTTTCTTATGAGAATTTGGTTTTCAAGTATCTAAGAAGGTCAGGTCATATTGGAAAACTTTTTGATGAGAAAACCAAAATCAAAGATAAAGAGCTTTCAGTTGAAAGAACAATTGAAGAATAATTAAATTATTCGTATAAATCATATATTTATAAAGAAAAAATTAAATGGCATTAGTAACTTATTTAGTAGCACCTTGTTCGGGAGGCTCATCTCTCAATATAGATTTTAGTGGTTCTTCTCTTCCTGCGGTTGGAGGTAATTATTACTTAACATTTACTGGAGTAACGACTCAAGGATGTTACGAAATTGTTGATTCTGCAGAGCCAGGAACTGGTACTGATGTGGTTCTTTCTTTAGGAACGGACTATGGTGATTGTTCAACTTGTTTAACCGCAAATCCAACACCAACACCAACTCCAACAGTTACTCAAACTCCAACAAAAACTGTTACTCCAAGTGTTACTACAACTAATACTCCAAGTGTTACTACAACTAATACTCCTACAGTAACAAAAACACCAACTAATACTCCGACAAATACAAGTACACCAACTAATACTCAAACTCTAACAGTTACTCAAACACCAACTAATACTCAAACACCAACAAAAACCACAACACCAACTAATACTCAAACACCAACAAACACCGCAACTGTAACACCAACTAAAACAGCAACACCAACAGTTACCCCAACAATATCGGTAACTCCAAGTAATACTCCTAATGTATGTAAAACATATGAACTATACGGTGGTTCTACGGATACTACATTTATTGGAAAAGATTGTGATGGTTTCACATTCACAATACAAGTACAGGCAGGTCAAACTTTAGTTAAATGTGCAACAGAAGTTATTATTGTATCGGGTAACGGAACATTTACCTCTATAGGTAGTTGTCCTTTACCAACACCAACAAATACCGCAACACCAACTGTAACTCCAAGTAATAGTCCAACACCAACTGTAACTTCAACTGTGACTTCAACTGTAACACCAACTAATAGTGTAACACCAACTAAAACACCAACACCGACAGTAACATCAACTAAAACTCCAACTCCAACGATAACAAATACCGCAACAGTTACACCATCAGTTACTACGACAAATACATCTACGCCAAGCGTAACTCCTACAAAAACCGCAACTCCAAGTATAACACCTACAAAAACCCCAACTCCAACAGTAACTAATACTCCAAGTCCAACACAATATCCATTCTCAGGAATTGGTGTTGATGTTCAATATGAATATACTATTGATATGTTAGGTTCATTTAGTGGAGGTACCGCACCAGCAGGAGCAACTGCTCCTCACCCAATATTTACAGACGCAAATGGTGTACCATTAGCTCAATTAAACGGAATCACCTTAGGTGGTTTTAACGGACTAAATAATTAAAATATAAAATAAAAAAAATATGGCAGACTTAAAACCAATTGGTAGTGAAAAACTAACAGGCCAAGACAAACTAAATAGAATTATGGAAATTGCTCGTTTTAACGAAGTAATGCCAAAAACTATCAATGAAACCGCTAAATCTGAATATTCGGTATCTCTTGCAGATGGAAACAAATATGAAATTGTTAGAGAAAGACAAGGATATATTATTAAAAAAACTATTTCAGAATCTGAAACTGAATATATTGAACCTATGAAAAATAGGAAATATTATTCTTCGTATTCACAAGCATTCAAAAGATTAAATCTTGTTGCGGGTGAATTAAATAGAATTAATGAAAATGAAGAAGGTATTTCTTTATATGGTGAACAAAAAAAATTCACATTAAAAACTCCAAAACCAGCACCAGTACCTGCAGCTGAGGCACCTATGGCACCGCCAGCGGCACCACCAGCAGTACCTGCACCTGAATTACCACCATCACCAATGGATGGAGGTGAAGATATGGGAATGGAAGATATGGGAATGGAAGATATGGGAGCTGAAGGTATGTCACCTGAAGGTGATGTTGAAGATGTTGATGTTGACGTAAATGTTGATACTGAAGAAGGCGGAGAAGAACAAGTTACTTTTAAAACAATTCAAAAATTAACAGGTAAATTAACTCAAAAAATTAGAACTCTTGATACCGAAGAAGGTATGACATCAGAAAATGTTAAATACGTTATTAATATGGTATTATCGGCTCTTGATTTAACTTCATTATCTGAAGAAGATAAAGAAGATATTATGTCTAAGTTTGAAGAAGATGAGACTGAAGATTTTGGTCAAGAAGATGATATGGGTGGTGAAGATATGACTGACGATTCAGAAGTTGAAGATATCCAAGCTGACATGGATGTACCTGTTGAAGGTTACGAAATGGAAGAAGAGGACTACGGTAACGGAGCAATCTTTGATAGTATTTTTGGAGAGTCAAAAGTTGACAAAGTAATTTCAAAATATTTTGAGATTTCAAAAAAAGAAATCAGAGAAAGTAAGGAAAAACAAATTCAAGAAACCGCTAAGAAAAAAACAATGGTTAACCAAATCATGGAATCAGTTGTTAAAATGACTGAAACTATTGAGCAAGAATTAGCAGCTAAGAAATTTGTAAAAGAAAATTTAAATTCTAAATTTGTTGGAATTACAAATAAAAAGAATTTAGTTTTTGAAACTAAAACAGGACAAGTTAGAATAACACCAAACGGAGATTTGATATGAGCTATTTAACTTATGTTAACGGACTAGGTCCTAACTATAAGGGAGATAATTTATACGAATTTATATTTTCAGATAGTTTGGATGTTTGGGGAGAATCTTGGGAAAGTAAACCTTCCAACGGTTATCCAACTCCACCTGAATTACAATACATTAAGAAAGTGGGAGTTCTGAGAAATACTGATTTAAAATTGGAATTGATTCAGAACTCCGATTTTTTTTGTATGATAGACGCAATGGACGATGTTGTTGCATTAGCCTGGGAAACTGAAGAATCTGAAGGACAAAAAAGAATGGTCTTTAGATTTGGAAGTACCGAGCAAGAAATTAAAGATAAACTCTACGAAAGAGATTTGATTTTAGAATTTGAAAAAAAATTGGTATATGAGAATTAATAAAAAAGCCCTTGAATTGATTGATAAAGGTTTATCGTCTAAAACAGTTAGTAAATTAACTGAGTCACAAATTGATATTTTACATAAAAAATTATTGGGGGAAGCTTCAGTAACTGTTAGTAGTAAAAACCCAAATGCCGCAGAGATTGCAAAAAAAATGGTGGCTCAAAATGTTAATGTTACTATGGCAGAAAAAGAAATGGAAGAACAGGCTAGTGTTGAGGTTGATAAAGATAACGCCAGTTCAGGCGAATACACTCAAGACATGCCACAAAAACCAGCACCTGATGGTATGGATGATGATTTAGATAATCCAAATGAAAAAAATTCAGTTGGGACTGTTGAGTCAATAGAAGAAGAAAAGAAAGATGGTCCAAATGCTTGGGCTATTTGTCATACACAAGTTGGACCTAAAAAATCAAGAAAATGGGAAAGATGTGTTAGAGAAGTAAAAAAACAATTGAAAGAAGGAAAAAATCCCGTATCTTTGTTTTTAGAATCTCAAATAGAAAAAATAGTGGAAAAACATATACCCCCAAGAATTACAAAAGGTGACTTATTAAAAGTTATTTCGGAATCAGAACCATCTGTTGCGCCTACAAAACCAACAACAAAACCTGGTACAAAACCAACAACAAGACCAAGTAGACCTGCTCATCCTGGTAAGAATCCAAACCCAGGCGAAAATCCAGCTCCAAAGGCGAAGAAAAGTGAGACTAAAGAAAATAGTCCCGCACCAACAACAAAACCTGCACCAACAAAACCTGGCACAAAACCAACAACAAGGCCAAACAAACCTTCACACCCTGGTAAGAATCCAAACCCAGGTGAAAATCCTGCTCCAAAGGCTAAAAAAGTTTCTGCTGAAGATGCCAAGGATAAAGTAATTGATGTTATTATGAACTTATTAGAAAAATAATTTATGGCAAAGAAATTAAAAGAACAAATAGATTACGGGAATACTCCTGAAAGAATGGACCCAAATTTGGAAAGAAAATTAGCAAGTCCTGAAGGATTGTATGCTCAGAATCCAGCAATGAAACAAGGTACTGCAGATGTACAAAGATTAGTTAGTAAAAGATTTCAAAAAGTTGCCGATAAATTAAGAGAAGTAACTGGTATTCAGGATTTAAGTTCAAAACAAGTTCAAGGTATGGTTTACCAAGAAATGATGAGAAAACTTCCTAATATCATGAGAATTGAGTCTCAACATAGAGATGAACTTATTGATTTAGCAAAAGAAGCTTCATTAGATGAAGCTGAAGTACCTGCTAATTGGTATCAAATTGAGGCGACTTTAGGTATGCCAGATACCGATAATTTTAGATTTGAACCTGAAGATGATGAAGAAGATGAGGATGAAAAAGAAGAGCCTTTAGAGTTTCCGTCTTTTGATGTTGAAGATTTAACTGATGAAGAAATATTAGAATTAGAGAAACATAAAAGAAATATTATTAACGCCCTTATTCAGGGAGCAGCAAAAAAAGGACATTACCTTTTTCAAAAACCTGAAATTAAATCAAGATTAGATGCTATTGACCCATCACTTTATGGTGATTATTTGGGTATCATGGCAATCAATGATTTCCTATATTTTAGTATGGAACAAATGATTGAAATGATGAGTCAAACAGGTCAGGGAGTTGCAGGGAAAGTTGAATTAGGTGATGCAGATGAAGATGAAGATGGTGAAGAAGGTGAATCACAATCTGATACAAAAATTATGGCAACAGGTATGATTTTCCCAATTCTTTGTCATGAAATTATCAAAGGATTAGAAGAGGCTAAAGGTAGACACGGATTACCAAAGGAGCCAGGTCTTCGTCAAAAAGTACAAGGTCAAACAGACATTTTATCTAACGAACCAATGCAGTTAAGGATTGGTCCTGAAATTGTTGAAAAAATTAGATTTGCATTACCTGATAAAATGTATGACCAAGATAATAAAGGACTAATAAACTGGTTTCATATATTGTTATACCAAATACCAGCACAAGAGTTTTTAGAAATTATTGGAAACGCCATCTCTGAGGATTCTTCAAAAGTTAAAAAAGCAACTTCAAAATTTGAAGAAATTATGAAAGAAGCGATTCAAATGAAAGATGAGTTTGAAAACTACAAAGAAGAAGAAAATATTGATTCAGATGAGGATGACGATGATGGTTTAGATGATTTCTTGAGTGGTTTAGGTATAACAAGACCTAAATAACATTTTGTGAATAAAGAACAACTTATTATAGAATTAACGAAGTGCATGAGGAATACTCCTTACGCACTTCGAACTTATTTACAGACATACGATAATACCGTATCAAAATACGTCCCATTAGATTTATTCCCCGACCAAGTTAGTTTAATTGAAGATTACGACAAACACAATGAAAATATTGCGTTAAAGTATCGTCAGGCGGGTGTAACAACCGTAACCGCGGCTTGGATATCAAAAAAATTAGCATTTGCCCAAAAGAACAAACCTGAAAAAATTCTTATTATTGCCAACAAGTTAGATACGTCAATGGAGATGGCTAACAAAGTTAGAGGATTTACTGAACAATGGCCCCCGTGGGTTGGCATTTCATTCTCAAAAGAAAAAAACTCTCAAAGACACTTTAAACTTAATAATAATTGTGAAGTTAAAGCGGTTGCAACATCAAAAGATGCCTTGAGGGGTTATACTCCAACCATTCTTGTATTTGACGAAGCGGCGTTTATTGAGGCAGACTCAGATTTCTGGTCAGCTTGTATGGCGTCCCTATCTACAGGGGGTAAAGTTATTGTTGTATCTACACCAAATGGATATGACCAAATTTATTATGAAATTTACGACCAATCATTAAGAAATATGAATGATTTCAAAATATCTGAGATGTTTTGGTATCGTGACCCAAGATATACAAAAGATTTGTATATGGTTAAAACTAATGATTTAGTACACTTTCTATTAAATAGAGAAGAATACAGTGATAAAGATATCATTAATTTGTCAATGGAAAATCCATATGAAAGAGACCACACTGTTGTAACCGACTATATTGAACAAGGGTATAAACCATGTTCTGCTTGGTTTGAAAGTATGGTTAAAAAATTAAAGTTTGACCGAAGAAAAGTTGCTCAGGAATTAGAATGTGATTTTTTAGGTTCAGGTGATAATGTGTTTGAATCTGAATTAATGCAAGGTATTTCCAAAAATACGCTACGTGATGCTCAAGCTAAACTTATGGGAGGTTCACTATGGATATTTAAAGAACCTGTAAACGGACATAAGTATGTAATGGGTGTTGATGTATCAAGGGGTGACTCTGAAGACTTCTCGTGTATACAAATCATTGATTTTGATGAAAGAGAACAGGTGTTAGAGTATGTTGCCAAAGTTCCACCAGATGTTGTAGCGGAAATTGCTTATAAATGGGGAACAATGTATAATGCTTACTGTGTAATTGATATTACAGGAGGTATGGGTATTTCTACATCAAGAAAATTACAAGAATTATCATATCAAGGTGGATTATATGTTGATAATGTTGATACAACTAATAAATGGAAATGGGACCCAAAAATTAATGACAGAATACCAGGTATTAATTTTAACTCAAAAAGGGTTCAAATTATATCGGCGTTTGAGGAAAATGTTAGACATGGATTTAAAGTATACTCAAGTAGATTATACAATGAAATGAATACATTTATTTATATTAACGGAAGACCTGACCACCAAAAAGGCCATCATGATGACTGTATTATGGGAGTATCAATGGCTTTGTATGTTGCAGAAAAATCATTTCAATCATTAGAAAAAGTTACCAATCATACAAAAGCAATGATTAATTCATGGTCAACAAATATTAATGAAAATAAAAACTCTTCAGACTTCTTTAATCCTATGGTTCCACAAATGGGTAGAGGTAATGGTATGAATAATCAAGGTGAAGCCACCAAGGCTGATTACCAAAAATATGGGTGGTTATTTGGTTCGCATTAACTATTTATATTATCAAGGTAATTAGTAAATTTAAACTATGAGTGATAATAATTTAACGGTATGGCAGAGGTTGTCCAAAACATTTGGACCAAACTCTTTATTAAAGCAAGATTATCCGACTTTTAAGTTTGATAAAAAAGAACTTTTGCGTACCCCAAATCGTGATGATTACGAAAGAGAAAAACTTCAAGCACAACAAACATTTTATTTAACAAATCAATGGGCTAAAGTTGAAAACAATTTATACTCTCAAGCGATTTATTATGAACCATCAAGATTATCTGCTCAATATGACTATGAATCAATGGAGTATACTCCTGAGATTTCAGCGGCATTAGACATTTACTCTGAAGAATCTACAACAACAAACGAAGATGGTTTTATTCTTCAAATTTACTCAGAATCAAAACGTATTAAGTCAGTATTAGCTGATTTATTTAATAACAACTTAGACATTAACACCAACTTACCAATGTGGACAAGAAACACTTGTAAGTATGGTGATAACTTTGTTTACCTTAAATTAGACCCTGAAAAAGGGATTGTTGGTTGCCAACAATTACCAACAATTGAAATTGAACGTCATGAGGTTGGTGTTACTGCCAAAATTACTGTTGATATTACACAAGAAAAAGATGAGAATAAAAAGGCTCTTCACTTTACTTGGAAAAACAGAAACATGGAATTCCAATCATGGGAGATTGCTCACTTTAGATTATTAGGTGATGACAGAAAACTTCCTTATGGTACCTCTATGTTGGAAAAGGCAAGACGTATTTGGAAACAATTATTATTGTCTGAAGATGCGATGTTAATCTATCGTACATCAAGAGCACCTGAAAGAAGAATGTTTAAAGTATTTGTGGGTAACATGAATGATGATGACGTTGAAGCATATGTAAACCGTGTTGCCAACAAGTTCAAAAGAGAACAAATTGTGGATTCTAAAACAGGTAATGTGGATATGAGATTCAACCAAATGGCGGTTGACCAAGATTACTTTATTCCTGTTCGTGACCCTGCGGCACCAGACCCAATTACAACATTACCTGGAGCAACAAACTTATCAGAGATTGCCGATATTGAATACATTCAAAAGAAATTATTAACAGCACTTCGTGTTCCTAAGGCATTCTTAGGATTTGAGGAAGTTGTTGGCGATGGTAAAAACTTATCATTACAAGATATCCGTTTTGCTCGTACAATCAACAGAATTCAAAAAAGTATGATTGCTGAGTTAAATAAAATTGCAATCGTTCATTTATTCTTATTAGGGTTTGAGGATGAATTACAAAACTTTACATTAGGTTTATCTAATCCATCTACACAAGCAGATTTATTAAAAATTGACGTTTGGAAAGAAAAAGTTTTATTGTATAAAGATTTAGTTGCGGACCCAGGAAATGGTATTCAACCAACATCTTCTACTTGGGCTAAAAAACACATTTTCAATTGGTCTGACGAAGAAATTAGATTGGATTTACAACAACAAAGAATTGAAAGAGCTGTTGGTGAGGAACTTAAAGCAACACCTACAGTTATTACTAAAACAGGTTTATTTGATAATATTGACAAATTATACGGTAATCCATCAGGAGCAACCGCTAATGCTGCGGCATCTACTGGTGGTGAAGAAACACTTGGAGGTGGAGGTAGTTTTGAAACAGCACCACCGCCAGCAGGAGGAGGTGAAGAAAGCTTACCACCACCGCCAGCAGAAGGTGGAGCACCTGAAGGTGGAGAAGCTGCCGTTACACCAGAATCAAGAATGAAAAATATGAATTTGTTGATAGAAAGTAATTTATTAGAAGGGTCAACATTTTTAGATTTAGGTCAAGGACAAGATTCTTTAGGAGAAATTTCAAAAGAATTGGATAAGTTACTAAACTCCTAATATTTATATTGAAAACACACTATAATGACTTTCGGAAAAATCAAATCCATAATAGAAAACAATCTTCTTGAATCTTACAAAGATGAAAAAGAATTTAAGAAATCTCTAAAAGAATTCAAACACAATGTTTTGAACAACAAAACTATGTCTAAATTGTATTCTTTGTACGACCAATTGAGTACTCCTCAAGGACTAAACGAGTCTGACGCTAAAGATTTTTTAGAAGAGGGGATTCATTTAATTCAAAAATTACTGCCAAGTATTAAACTACCAAGAAGTTTATCTGAGAATGTTCAGAATAGATATTCTGATATTGATGCCCTTGTTTATACAAATAAATTAAATTTGTTAGAGAGGGTTAATTCCAAAAAAAATATTACAAGTGTGTTAACTTCAACAAATAATGTTGTTAAAGAATCTATCAATATTCCATTGAAATCAATGGTTAGTATTGCAAACCAAACTTTAAACAAATATGTTGAAAATCTTGATGAATCATCTAAAAAAGAATTTCTTCAATTAATTTCTGAAGATTCAAAATCTCTTGAGGACAAGTTTGAAACTATTCGTGAAAGCGCAATCAGTAAACTTAACGTCATCTTAGAAAAAGAAGAGGAATTTGAGTTAAAGACAAAATTGTCTGAAACTATAGACAGATTAAAAACTGAAAAATTTGACCAATTGAATTTTCTTAAGTTAAAAAACTTAGAGGAATCAATCTAAAGAATTTTTCTTTTTTTCAACATACGAGGCTTTTAATATCTGAGCTCGTCTTACAACAGATTTTTTAACGAATTCTTTTCTATCAAATAAAATTTGATTTTGCTTAGTCTTGATAACTTTAGATTTTAAAGTTTTCAGGGCTTTTTCAATTCCGTCTTTTTTTACTTCTACTATTAGCATATTATTACAAATATCACAATTTTTTTAAAAATTTTTGACAATGGGTATAATTTGTGTTATTTTTTAACAAACAAATAAACATTGACATCAATGAAATTTAATGAAAAAAGGAAAAAGTGTAAAGTTAAATCTATTCAGTCCGATAAAATCGGTATATGGTACGGTAGATTCTAAAAATTTAAAATCATTATATATAAACATTCAATCATGGGTTTCCCCAAAATTTGACCACGATAATTGGAATCGGGTCGTATGTAATTTAAACCGAGAAATAAAACATTCGGTGTTTAATTCAATAGATATAAATCTTTTTAAGGAAAACACTATTGTTGATTTAGACCTTAGAACTAGCGGAATATCACATGGAAAAAAATCATTTTTTAATTTAGAAGTTAATTTATATACTAACCAAGAATTTGATTTTAAATCAATTGAATTAAAAGAATCAGTTAAAAAAATAGTAAGAAGTATAGTAAGGGATAACGTTATTGAAAACAAGTACTTTGATTTTTCAATATCAAAAACTAAATAAAGTCAATAAATAACTCCTTTGATATATTTATCTTAAAAACTATTAATGAAACAATTAAGAATTTTAGAAGCAAGTGAAGTCGGTCATGGTATATTGATTGAGACGGATGCGGGTTGGGTTTCCCCAAAAGACATTCGTAATTCCGAAATGTTAAAGGAAGCCGCTAACTTAGATTATAGAAACCCATTTGAGTTTTATGCTGTATTACAAAAGTATGACACTCCAAATAGAAACGGAAGATTTTATCCTGAAAGAATATTAAAAAGAGAGGCTGAGAACTATAAGAAGGCAATTGCCAAGGGTTTATCAACTTCAGAACTTAACCACCCTGAATCATCTTTAATAGACTTAGACAGAGTGGCACATATCATTACTGATATATGGTGGGATGGAAATATATTAATGGGTAAACTTAAATTGTTAACATCACCAGGATTCCACGAAAGAGGTATTGTATCAACTAAAGGTGACCAAGCGGCAAACTTAATGAGACAAGGTGTTACAATGGGAGTATCTTCAAGAGGAGTAGGTTCTTTAAAAAAGGTTGGAGAAAGAAATGAAGTACAAGACGATTTTGAATTAATTTGTTTTGACTTGGTATCTTCACCATCAACACCAGGGGCTTATTTATTCACTAACCCTGAAGATAGAAATAAGTACGAAGAAAATTTAGAAGAAGAAAAAAGGCACAAAACACCAGAAAATTCAGAATTCCAATCCAAAGGAGTTGACTTAATGAGAAAATTAACCGATTATTTGGGAAAATAAAAATAATTATGGAAGAAAAATTTTTTGTCGCAAAAGTTCAGTACGATTTACCTGATGAAAACACTGGTAAAATTAAAAAAATCAGAGAAGAAAAACTTGTAAAAGGTTATTCTGTTACAGATGTAGAAGCAAAAGTAACAACAAAATACGAAGGGTTTACTCATGATTGGAGAATTACTTCAGTATCTGAAAGTAAAATAGATGAAGTTATTGAATAATTGATTTTAAATCAATTTATCTAAAGTGGTCAGTTTTGACCACTTTTTTTTTGCTCGTACATATTTATATGTTGATATAATATTGTATTTCCACAAGATTAATAATCATAAAACATTAAAAAATAAAAGATATATAATTCAAAAACGATATTTTTTGGTTTTTGGTAATATTTATTAGTTAAAATAAATAGATTTTCTATATGAAAGAAAACAAATTAGTTCAAGAGGCTCTTATTCAAATGAAACAAGTTGAAGAAGCTATAGCCGAAAACGCAAAAGGAATACTTGCTTCTACTATGAAGGAAGAAATCAATCAACTAGTAAAAGAATCTCTTTCCGAACAAGCTGACGAAGATGAGGTTGAATTAGATGCTGACATGGATATGTCCGCTGATAATGATGAAGTAGACATGGACATGGATGTGGACTCAGATGATGAATCTGAAGATATGGAAATGGACTTTGATATGGATTCAGACGAAACTCCAATTGATTTAACTGACGCTTCTGACGAAGAAATTTTGAA